TGGATTTGCTGATATAGGTATACGGGCGTTGAATACATAAAATATATTTAGTTACCGGATTTTTTTCTGACTTCCCAGGCTTTACGCATGTTTTCTTTATGAGTTTCGCTGAATTTTTTGCCTTTTTTCGCGATACTCATTTTTTCCTTTGTTTTCTCGGAAAGAGTCCTTCCAGAAAGAGTATGGCTTATTTTTTCTCGAGTTTCTTTTGATATTATCTGCTTATGTTTACGTTTTTTGCCAACAAGAGCAGCACTGATTTTGCGTTTATGATCTTCCGTAAGTTTGTGACCACGTAATAATTTTCTATTCTGGTCCGGACATCGATGACCTGCTGATCCATCCCCGCCATCGGTTCTATTTCTTAATATTCCGGTCCCTAAATCTTTGCGGCCGTACCAACGAATTAATCGCCGTTCAATTGCCAACGCTCCTAATTCAGTGAGATTATTTTCGACTATCAATATCAATGATTTATTTCTTGGTGGTTTAATTTCTTCCTTGCGTTTATACCAGGCTCGGTCGCCCTTACCTTTGCCAATATAATACGGACTACCATCTTGTCTTAAATAGGCATACACATAATAAGTAATCATTGCTGATGCTCCTGTTTAGCGTTAGAGTGGGTGGATGTTAGCGCATCGCGACCCGCACTTTATTTACCAAAAAAAGAACATATAAATAGACTCAATGGGTGATAACATATTCGTCAAACTCTCTGAAAACTATCCTTTTATAACCCTGTGCATCTACGCGGGAGTGGAATACGTGGGGATCATACAAAATCGTGACGATTCCATCACTACTATCTACGATTTCGGCAGCATACAGGACAGCGATCTTAAAAAAACATTCCTAGAATTGGCCAATACCTGGTGGTGGGAGAGTAATCGTAGCATACCCATAAACATCTTTCTCAAAGGAGAATGGGATATTTTCCGCGATTATCTCAAAACTTTCAGTAACCGTGATTTAGAAATCATCCACGGGCCGGTATGCAGCCTTAATGATATCGCCCGGCGCAAGACCAAGCGCAAAGCCATCACGTTAGTCCGTAAAGTGGATTAATCGCATGTGTAACGCTACCAACATGCTGTAGCTGATGGCATGAGATTTTTTGAATACGAATCCTCGACTATCGTCACCATCCCAAACCGAAGCAAAAACTTCGTCCCAGGCGCGATTCTGTAGATGTGCTTTTCCGGGACGTATAATGGAAATAAACGCTGCCATCCTGGGTATGCTGTCGGGTTTCATTGACGCCAGCAAAGCGGTATAGTTTCCCACATGCACCAACTGACTGGCCCATTGAGGATCTTCCCATAGTCGTTGCCAAGGAATTGGCTGGTCCAATAACCATTGGTAATGTGCTGGATCGCGGATGGCTTGATACACCGACATGTTTAGAAAATCGATCTTAAAATATCCACGCTTTTCAGCTTCTTCATAATCAATGGCTGCACAACCCAACATAGGATCTTGGGGGATATCAGTGACATATACTCCGGAGTTGTGCCGTCGTGCTTGTCCATCGTGTATCTGTCGCGCCGATACGTGGCAAATCAACTCCAGGATCTTGGTCCGATCAGCAAAATCAATATCGATATCTGCACTCATCACCAACCCGCTTTCTTCAGCATATCTCGAACATATTCGGTATCAGCCGCATAATCGTGAAATTTCTTCTGCCAGAAGTCCGCGTCGATCATGGGCCATATCATAGCTATCTGTTCCTGATTTAGATTTCCCAAGAATTCTATACCCGAGTCACAGTTATACAGGACCCAAGGACTTATCCTGCCAGTAGTAATGGCATAACACACAGCGTTAGAGTTGCCGTACCGTAGATAGTCTCGATCTGCTGTGCTGTTACATTCTGCCCAGTCGATGGCTTCTTCTAACGCCCGAGCCAACGCATCGGCGACATTTTCCACACGCAGATATTCCATGAGATATTCGGTATAGATACTATCGCGACACCAGTGATCTATCTTTTTATTTTGTTTTATGACCCAATCAATAAATCTTAGAACATTCACAGCCCGTATGGCCTGGCAATGGCGCCCGAACTTGACAAATGCTCGATAATAAGGACTCCAGGCAAAATCATCAAATGATTTTAATTTAGCTGAACCTTGTGTGACTTCATAGAATCTTAGATAGGCCTGTAATCCTATCTGCACACCTGTTTCGTCGCGTTCTTGATGGCGACGCTTAGGTTCGCAGACATGAACAGCCAGCGAAGATTCGCGCTGAAAACTTTTTTCGCAATAACGACAGGTATGATCAGTCTTTGTCTGGGTTTCCGTGCTCACGTAAGTGTTCTCTGAGTTGTTTTTTATCAACTAATGTGGCCAAAGTCTCTATATCTGACATCTTCATTGTCGGGTACAGTTCCATCAATGTTTTTTTGATTTCGTTGCTGGCTCCTTCTTTTTTCTTGGGAGCGATCCATTGATGACGGTGAGTGCCCATGCCGGGGCTCACTGAGGTAGCCATGAGCCATTGCAACTTGGGATGGCGATTTACAGAAAAGAAATGCTTGTTCAATCGTTCATTAGTGGCAATGACGTAAAACTCTTGTAGTTCTCTCTGACCTTGAACTGAACTGCCCCATCGTATCATGAGATAGTTTGAGAATTTTTTGCGTTCTTCATCTGAGAGGTTGTCATAGAAATCCCTGTTCTTGAGATCAAATTGCGCCATTTCGTTCTGGATGCTGAGTTTATCCATTCTTTCTCATCTGATTGATTATCAACGCATGATCATCCAGCTTGGATTTAAGACGCCGGATCTCTTTTTGTAGATCATTGATCAACAAAGATTGTTCTCGATAAAGTTCTTCTAGTCGTTTTATCTCTGTAGTTTGTTGTTTTTTAACCAGTGTTATGGGGTCTACCGGTGGACCACTTTCTCCGTATTGTTCCATGCTACCATGCCTTGTTGTAATCTACTATTTCACAATTACGAGAAATATCTTTGACAAAATAGATACATTCCGGGTCGTCACCATCACTCAATGGTACTGACAGCATCTGGCCATTTTTGAGCTTGGGTGCGTACCATGTGACTTCATGATATACATCCACGATCTCTATGTCAAGGAAACTGGGGCGAAAACTAGTGAGAGGATTAAACTGGAAAACTTTAAATCCACGATCATTGATAGATGTTAGTGGCAGAATTTCTAAGTCTCCGAGATCGGGTTCGCCGATCAAAACTTGCCAATCTACGGGCATTTTGATGGTATTATTGCCAACTTGTAATACCAAAGCCGGCGCAGAAAAAGTTTCCAGGAAAATTAATGGTATGTAGTGGTAATCGGGATTGGCAGGATCCGAGTTATCAAAAATAGCAAAGCGCATATCATCTACTTCCTCGGGTAAATGATCGAGATCGTAGGCTTGATTGTCTAGGGTAAGAATACGCAGAATTTTCTCCTTAAAGGATAAATAAAAGTGCAGATCGCGTAGCAGCAACTACCATCTGCTCTAACAGTTGAAAAGGAACCATCAGCCATGTATTTACAGAACAAGTATACTAAGTGTTACTATAGCATCATCGAAAGAGCAAAGTCAAGAGTTTTACCAAAAGAAACTTACATTGAAAAACATCATATCATCCCTCGAAGCCTGGGTGGATCTAATGACCCAAGTAACCTGATAAGTCTGACTGCAAGAGAACATTTTATATGTCATTTGCTTTTACCTAAAATGCTTACAGGAATAGAAAAAAGAAACATGACTTTTGCCATATGGTCTATGCTTAATCGAGACCATTCGAAGCAACGGTCAAGGCATAAAGTAAATTCTTATACATACCAAAGACTTAAAATTCAAGTTGCCAGTGCAACATCTCAATTACACAAAGGTAAAACAATTTCAAAAGAAACTAGAGAAAAGTTATCTAAATCTTGCCAAGGCAGGCCGTCAGCATTTAAAGGAAAAACACATTCTGCCGAAGCAAAACAAAAATTATCTAACGCACATAAAGGTAAAATTGTATCTGCAGAGACCGTCGCTAAGATACTTGAGGCTCGAAAAAATTATCAACATTCAGAAGAAACAAAAGAAAAAATATCTAACAGTAACAAAGGTAAAACAGTAACACATTCAGAAGAAACTAGAAAAAAAATATCCGCATCTCTCAAAGGTCGGGTCCCGACATGGCTCAAAGGAAAACCCGGGCATAGTAAAGGGAAATCAAGATCAGAGGAAACAAAGAATAAACTCAGAACTGCAAAACCAAAATTTACATGCCCACATTGTGGATCTGTTGTTGGCGGAAAATCAAATTATAATCGATGGCACGGGGATAATTGCAAGAAAACTATTTTATAGTCATCCATTCTAACTTCTCCTGCGA